AGATGCGTAATCCCGACGCCGATCAGTGGGAGATTGTTGAATTACCGGCGATTTTGCCCAGCGGTAAAAGTTTATGGCCTGAGCAGTGGCCCATTGAGCAGCTAGAAGCTAAAAAAGCCAACATGGACGCACGGTACTGGAACGCCCAGTACATGCAGCAGCCCACATTAGACTCAGCAGCTTTTATTAAGCGCACACACTGGCGCATTTGGGAACCAGAAGACCCACCCCGGTGCGAGTTCATCATTCAAAGCTGGGATACGGCGCATGAAACCAAGACAACTTCAGACTATACCGCGTGTACCACGTGGGGTATTTGGTATAACGAAGAAGAAGGTGGCAGGCCCAGCATCATCTTACTGGATGCGTTTAAAGATCGAATGGAGTTTCCAGAGTTAAAAGAAGTTGCGCTAAAGCAGTACAAAGAATGGGACCCAGATTCGTTTTTGGTGGAGAAAAAAGCAGCAGGTGCCCCGCTGATTCAGGAATTAAGGCGTATGGGGATACCAGTGGACGAATTCAGCCCCAGCCGTGGCAACGACAAGATTGCACGAGTTAATGCCGTATCGGATCTGTTTGCAAGCGGGACAGTTTGGGCGCCGGACAGACGGTGGGCCAAGGATGTGATTGAAGAAATCGTAGCGTTTCCCGTAGGTGAGAACGATGACTACGTGGACACGATGACACAGGCGTTACTGCGGTTTAGAAATGGTGGGTTTATCACGCTGCCCAACGATGAAGCTGACGAACCTGTATTTTGGCGATCAAAGAAAGCAGCTTATTACTGATTTAAGGACTAATCATGGCAATTGATAAAGCATTAACCCAGATGCCTGTTGGCATTGAAGAGATGGCTCAACAGATGATTGGGGGACCAGATATTGAGATTGAGATTGAAGATCCTGAAGAGGTAAAGATTCGTGCCGGGGGTATGGAAATTGAAATAAAACCGGGTGAAGAAGATGAAGACTTCTACGCTAATCTTGCCGAGGAAATGGATGAAGGTGAGATGGATTCGCTGGGAAGCGAATTGCTGGAAGATATTAAAACCGACATGGGGTCTCGCAAGGAGTGGGAAGATGCATATAAGCAGGGCCTGACCTTGTTGGGTTTGAAGTATGAAGAACGCACAGAGCCGTGGAATGGCGCATGCGGTGTGTTTCATCCCATGATTACAGAAGCGGTTGTTCGGTTTCAGTCCGAGGCAATCATGGAGACTTTTCCTGCGCAAGGGCCCGTTAAAACCAAAATTATTGGCAAACAGACCAAGGAGAAAGATGAAGCGGCAAATCGTGTAAAAGAAGACATGAACTACGAATTGACTGAGGTGATGCCTGAGTTTCGTAGTGAGCATGAGCGGATGCTGTGGAACCTGCCAGCTACGGGGTCAGCGTTTAAGAAGGTGTACTACGATCCGTCACAGCAACGGCAGATGTCGGTGTTTATTCCTGCTGAAGATATTATTCTGCCCTATGGTGCCAGCAGCATTGAGACAGCCGAGCGTGTAACGCATCGGATGTATAAAACCAAAAACGAAATTCGCAAGCTGCAGGTGGCTGGGTTTTATTGCGATATTGATTTAGGTGACCCCCCACGGCAGAAAAATGAAATTCAGGAGCGTAAAGACAAAGAGACTGGTATCAGTAGTTTAAATGATGATCGCTATATTCTATATGAAATGCACGTTAATTTGGACCTGCCGGGGTATGAGGACAAAGATGACGATGAACCCACAGGGATTGCGCTACCGTATGTGGTGACTGTGATGGAAGGCACAGGAGAGATTCTGGCTATCCGCCGTAACTACTATGAAGATGATGAGACAAAAGCCAAGCGTAATCACTTCGTTCACTACGTCTATATTCCGGGCTTTGGTATCTATGGCTTTGGTTTATTTCACCTAATCGGTGGGTTTGCTAAGTCGGCAACTTCTATCATTCGTCAGTTAGTAGACGCAGGTACGCTATCAAATCTGCCGGGTGGTCTGAAATCCAGAGGGTTGCGAATTAAGGGCGATGACACACCAATTGCTCCAGGTGAATTCAGAGACGTAGATGTTGGCTCCGGTGCGATTCGGGATAACATCCTGCCGTTGCCGTACAAAGAACCTAGCGCTACGCTATATAACCTGCTCAATACGATTGTTGAGGAAGGCCGCAGGTTTGCCGCTACGGCAGACATGAAGATTAGTGATATGTCTGCCCAAGCCCCTGTGGGTACAACGCTTGCGTTACTAGAGCGGATGCTTAAGGTTATGTCGGCAGTTCAGGCCCGAGTGCACTACGCCTTTAAGCAGGAGCTAAAGCTCCTTGCGGCAATCATCCGCGACTATACCGATGACAGCTACGAGTACGAGCCTGAAGATGGCGTTCCCCGTGCTAAGAAGTCTGACTACAGCATGGTCGAGGTTATTCCTGTCTCAGACCCCAACGCGGCAACCATGTCGCAGCGGATTGTGCAGTATCAAGCCGTGTTGCAGCTATCTCAGCAGGCCCCGCAGGTCTACGACATCCCAGCGTTACACCGCCAGATGTTGGAAGTGCTGGGTATCAAAAACGTAGCCAAACTGGTACCCAGCATTGATGACGAGAAGCCCACAGACCCCCTGTCGGAGAACATGAATATATTGCGCCTAAAGCCAGTAAAAGCGTTTATGTATCAGGACCACAACGCCCACATCACGGCGCACAGCAACATGATGCAGGACCCAGCGATTCAGGCAATGATTGGGCAGTCCCCGATGGCTACGCAGATTCAAGCAGCCACGCAGGCGCATATTGCCGATCACTTAGCCTTTGCCTACCGGCGTCAGGTTCAGGACGCGATTGGGGTTCCGTTACCGCACCCAGATGAGAAGCTGCCTGAGCAGGCTGAAGTTGAGTTGTCCCGTATGGTGGCGGAAGGGTCGCAAATTGTGCTAGCGCAGCATCAGACTCAAGCCGCACAGGCCCAAGCCCAAGAGCAGATGCAGGACCCGATCATGCAGGTTGAGATGCAGAAGCTCCAGTTACAACAGGCTGAGATCCAACGCAAGGCCGCAAAAGACCAGATGGACGCGCAGCTTAAGGCTGGAGAATTAACACTTAAGGCGGAAATGGCGGGTATGAAGCAGGAGGAAGCTGAAGCTCGGTTTGAGTTAGAAGGCGCAAAAGTAGGGATTGATATCGCTAAATCCCATTCGTAGTTACGTGTAAACAGGAAGCTAAAAGGAGGTAACAACTAGTGATCCAATCTTTCGTAGAAGTTCTACGCAAAAAAATCAGAGACGACATGAACAACTACGCAGACGACTGCGCAGGCGGTGCGTGCGGCAGCTTTGAGGAGTACCAAAAACTCTGTGGCGTCATCCAAGGTCTGGCGCTTGCAGAGTCCCACCTACTTGACCTTGCAAAAAGAGCAGAGGCAGCAGATGACGAGTGAAACCGAAGTTGAACAACAGGCAACGCAACTGCCCCAACCGCAAGGCTGGAAGGTTTTGTGTGCGGTGCCGGAAGTAGAAGACAAATTCAGCGGTACGGATTTGCTTAAGCCAGAGTCCATATCCAAGATCGAAGAACACAGCACCACGGTGTTGTTTGTTCTGAAGGTTGGGGCTGATGCATATAAAGATCCCGCTAAGTTTCCCAGCGGTGCCTGGTGTAAAGCAGGTGATTTTGTGTTAGTAAGGGCTTACTCAGGTACTCGGTTTAAGGTTCATGGCCGGGAGTTTCGCATATTGAACGACGATCAAATTGAGGCGGTGGTGGAAGATCCGCGTGGCTACACACGCGCTTAATAGGAGTTAAAAATGGCAATTAAAGATAGAGAAGAGTTTAAATTTCCTGACGAACAGGAAGAAACGCAAGCCCAAGGTGGCGAGCAGGAGTCAACTGAACTTGAAGAATCCGACATCGAACTGGAGGTCGTAGACGATACGCCGCCAGAGGATCGGGGCCGTAAACCGCTTGACCGCGAAGTTGAAGACCCATCCGATGAGGAAATTGCTGAATATAGCGATAAAGTCCAGAAGCGGATTAAGGAGTTGAGTCATGCTCGTCATGATGAGCGCAGGGCTAAAGAAGCAGCGCTTCGGGAGCGTGAGGAGGCTACTCGGATAGCCCAGCAGTTGCTGGAGGAGAACAAAAAGCTACGGGAAACCTATAATCAAGGTGCCCAGACGTACACCGAGTTAGCTGCCCAGAAGGCTGAGATGGAGATGCAGTTTGCCCGTCAGAAGCTAAAAGAAGCACAGGAGTCTTACGATACTGACCAAATTATTGCAGCGCAAGAAGAACTAGCCGCTGCCCGGTATCGGTTGGAGCAGGCAAAAACTTTTAAACCTAGTGCTTTACAAATCCCAGAAACCAATGTATACAGTCAACCAACACAACAGCAATCAGAGTCCACATACGACCCCAAGGCCGTAAAGTGGCAGGCCCGGAACCAATGGTTTGGGCAGGATGATGAGATGACCAGTCTCGCGTTGGCTGTGCACAAAAAGCTGGTCGAAAACGGTATTGATCCTCGGACTGATACCTACTACGAGCGCATCGACGCTCGCATGCGTGAAGTGTTTCCCGACTTTTTCGGTGAGACGCGGAAGGAACAACCGAAACGTCCGGCAACCGTTGTTGCTGCGCCTACTCGTACTGCAGGTAAGAAGGTAGCGGTCAAATTGACCAAAACCCAAGAAGTATTAGCCAAGAGGCTAGGTCTTACCAATGATCAGTACGCCCGTGAAGTACTTAAACTTAATTCGGAGTCCTAACCATGTCTGAAAGAATTAGTCGTGACGGTGCGCAAGAGCGCACACCTAGAAGCCTTCAAACACGTGAGAAAGAGGCTCGTGTTGTTTATCAACCAGCAGCACTCTACCCAACCCCTGACCCGCGTCCTGGCTTAAAACATCGCTGGATTGCCACGGAAGTTTTGGGCCAAACTTTTGCTACGAACGTATCCAAAAAGATGCGCGAGGGTTGGGAACCTGTCAAAGCAGCGGACTATCCCGAGCTAATGCTCGCAGGTAACAAAAATGGGAATGTTGAAATTGGTGGACTTATGCTGTGCTCTATGCCGGAAGGACTGGCGGAGGCTCGCAATGAGTATTACCAGCGCCAAGCCCAAGCTCAAGTGGAGTCTGTGGACAACAACTTCATGAGAAATAGTGACCCCCGCATGCCGTTGTTTAGTGAGAAAAAATCTACTACAACGCGTGGTGTGGGATTTGGTAGTGGTTCTAAATAATTTTAGGAGTTCAATATGGCTTATCCTACGGTATCAGCCCCATATGGACTAAAGCCCGTCAATCTAATTGGTGGACAAGTCTTTGCGGGACAGACTCGCCAGATGGAAATTGCAAGTGGCTATGCTACAAACATTTTCTAT